AGACCCGGAATGGTCTGACTCAGTAAAAACTCCATCTGGAATGTTAACTAATAATCCAAAAGGGTACGCCCTATTTAAATCATATTTTGAACCAGTGTTAAGTAAACCAGACTTTGACGTTTTAAGAGATATTTTTAGGGATAATGATCTCGGTCCTTCATATTATACACCAGCATCAAACGGTGCTCCAAGAATAAAGCAGATAAATTGGTTTGATTACGGTGGTTCAGGAACTTACGATTATCCTAGATCAGGCTCATATACAAATGCTGCAGATGAAGATGATAATAACCACGGGTGCCACTGCGCAGGAACAGTTGCTGGTAATACTCAGGGCTGGGCCAGAGATGCTAATATCTATAACATCAGCCCATATAGCACAAACCCAAACGGCAGTATTGGATCCACGATGTGGGATTACATGAGAGAATGGCATAACACAAAACCAATAAATCCTGCTACAGGTCGGCGCAACCCTACTGTAACAAATAATAGTTATGGTTCATCGCTTGAAATTGGCACTGGCTCTTTCGGAAACGTAGATAGAATTAATTTCCGTGGTGTTGATTTTAATCCTGGGCGTGATTTAACTCAAAGCGAATTACAAGCACGAGGCTGTTATGCGCCAAATTCAAATTTAGAAATGGATATTCCATACTATACAACGTCAAGGCAAGCTGACCTCCAAGATGCTATTGATGATGGTATTATCATCGTTGTTTCTGCTGGTAATGATTATTGGAAAACAGTAAATTCATCAGATCAAGATTATAATAACACATATAGATTTCCATATTCAGGTAGTAATATAACTACATGGCTTCATCGTGGTACTGGTTCAGGCGCGGGTTACGGTCCATGTATTAATGTTGGTGCATTATCAAATAATGTTGGCGAAGAAAAAGCACCGTTTTCAAACGTCGGAAGCCAGGTAGACATTTTTGCAGCAGGTGAAGCAATTCAAAGTTCACTTCACTCAGGCGGTATTAATGACCCGAGAAACAGCAGCTATCAATTTGGTAAATACCAAGGAACAAGTATGGCAGGACCTCAGGTTGCTGGTGTGGCAGCTCTTTTAGTTGAACAATGGCCGAGCGCCACAAATGCTGAAATTAAAACCTGGATACAAGAAAATGCGATTACGGGTGAAATGGCCGATACAGGAAACGACGATCCCATGGATATGTTGAGCTTACAAGGTGCTGAAAATAGAATGCTACGCTGGATTAACCAAAGAGTAGAGACAGGGCATGCATTTCCTAAAAAGAATTTTGCAAATAGACCCGCGGATGGTTTAACTTATCCTCGCACAAGAATAAGGAAACGAGGTTAAATGTATATAAATATTATAAAATCGAAGGTGTTCCATGGCTGAAGTACTAGCAACAAAACTAAAAAACGATACAACTCGTATGTTTCGCGATGACATCGCCAACAACGATTATTACTTTTGCGTATCATCAATTTCAATAGATCCTTTAAGCCGCGTGGATGCCGTTAACTCTTTTAAAAGCAGAAATGAGTTCAAAGAAAATATTTTATTTGGTAAGAAATGTTTTGATTCAGATGTAAAGTATATGATTAAATATCACCCTTGGCAAAAAGACCAGGTGTACGAACAATATGACGATACCGTTGATTTAGAAAACGAAAAATTCTATTCTGTTGTGGGTCCTACTAATAACGACTCTGGTGATTATCGTGTTTATAAATGCCTATCAAATAATAACGGCGGGAAATCAGCAAACCCACCAAACTATAATCCTGTTACTGTAAATCAAATCTATAGAATGCCAGATGGATATGTTTGGAAGTTTATGTATTACTTAACTGAGTCGGAATTTGAAGGATATAACGCTGTAGGCTATATTCCATTAATGGGCGATTTTGCGGTTGATCCTCAGCTTGACAGTGATGCAAATAATGTTATAACAGGTTCAGAAGTCAGTAATATTTTTGTTAATAACCCTATTGATAACGCAGGATATCCTTTTGTTGAAAGTGGTATTGTTGCAGGTCCTCCAGGTAATGATAGTACTATGCTTCTTAGGTCTAATTTCTTATCTGAAATTCAAAACTACTATTCAGGCATGACGCTCTATGTTAACACGCCTACAAACGTAACTTACACATATGAAATTGATACTTATACGTGGGACGCTGTTGCGGACAGAGGAAGAGTTAAAGTAATTGGTAATCCAAGCAGCGACGGAGTTATTATCAACTCAACATTTAAAATTTTACCAACCGTTAAAATTCTAGGAGATGGTTCGGGCGCTACTGCAATTCCAAGAATTGTAAATGGGAATATTACAAATATTGAAGTACTAAATTCTGGCTCTGGCTATAATAATATTAGTGCATCCATTGTAGATCCTAATTACGATTTTGATCCAGACGATGCAAACTCTATTGACGTAAGAGCTACATTAAGACCTGTTCTTTCACCTGTTGGTGGACATAATTATAACCTAATTGATGAGCTTTATTGTAGACATGTATTGCTTTATGCATACATTACAGAAACTGATAACAACCAAATCGGCGCGTCCAATTCCACATCAGCGGTTGGCGTGCTTAAAAATCCAACGTTTATACCAGATCCAGTATCTGCAAATACAGCTTCACCTGATGTATTTGATAACAGAATTGAAATAATTACCAACGATTATGGAAAATTAGTGGTTAATGGTATTGTAACACAACAAGACATAAATGGTAACGAACTATTTAGAGCTCGAGTACATGCTATTAAAGCTTCATCAAATACAGTTCATCTGTGCAGTTATATGGGACCCCATATTAACCAAGCAAATAACGATATAGCACTCGACCCAACGAAGAATTTAATTAATTCTACAGGGCAGCAAATTTCGATAAATAGTCCAGTAGCTAATAATGTAATTGAATCACGATACACTCAACGGTCTGGTGAAGTATACTTTATGGAAGACTTTTTTCCAATTGATAGACAAACCACCTCGCGCGAAGAATACAAGCTGGTCTTAGAATTTTAAGGAAACTCAAATAGATGCCTATTAACACAGACTTAAACATTGCCCCATACTTCGACGATTTTGATGTCGAAAAACAGTTTTATAAGATCCTGTTTAAACCAGCATACGCGGTTCAAGCAAGAGAGCTTACACAGCTACAAACAATTCTTCAAAACCAAGTTGAACAATTTGGAGATAATATCTATCAAGAAGGTAGTATTATTAAAGGCTGTAACTTTACTAATTTAGATGGTTTACAATTCGTTAAATTAGTTGATAAAACAGGGTTTGATGTAGAAACATTTATTAGTGGACCGAGCACAGAACTTATTCTCGGTGTTTCAACACCGATTGATATTGTTTACGAATTAGTGGGTGGTGTAACAGGTCTTAAAGCTTCGGTAATTACAGCAACTCGTGGTTTTGAAACTAGACCGCCAGATCTTAATACTTTTTATATTAACTATTTAAATACTAACGAAACGGGTGGATATAAAGTATTCCAACCTGGTGAAAGTATTACAATCAATCGTTATAAGTATAATGGCTCAACACTTTATAGTACAGAACTTGGTGTTGCAACTATCGACGTTACACTTCAGGCAAATCCAACAGGATCTTCATTTGGTATTCAGACATCTGCAGGCGTTATATTCCAAAAAGGTCATTTCCTATTTGCTAATGACCAAACCCTTGTTGTATCCAAATACACAGACCAGCCAGACGATCTTTCGGTAGGTTTCGTAGTTACAGAGTCTTTGATAAGTTCATTACAAGACAATAGTTTATATGATAACGCAAACGGTTCTACTAACGAAAACGCGCCAGGTGCTGATAGACTTAAAATGATTCCAAAGCTGGCTGTTTTAGATACAGCTGAAGCTGATGTAGACTCGACCTTTTTCACGTTAGTAAGATACCAAAATGGTTCTGCAGTTCAGTTGAGAGATGTAACTCAATTTAATTCAATTAACGAAGAGCTTGCTAAAAGAACTTACGAAGAGTCTGGTAACTATATTGTAGACAAATTTAAAATTGATATTGACCGCCGTGGTACAGATATTAAAGCTCTGGTTAATAGCGGCATAGCATATGTTAAAGGCTATCGTGTTGAAACATCGGGTAAAATTGATTTTACTCTTGACCCAGTTACTGCGACAGCAATACAAGAAAATCAAGCTACCACAATTGATTACGGTGGATACCTGCCAATCACAACATTGTCTGGTACAATTGGCATGCAGTACGAAGCAGTGACGTTACAGACAGCTGGTTCAAGCACCATCGGTAGAGCACATGTTAGAAACATTACGCCAACAAGATGTTATTTGTTTGGTGTTGATATGGTTGGCTCAAACGAGTTTAAAAACGTAAGACGCATTGTTGGTACAAGTGGTGTTATTGAAATCGCATCAAATCCAGCAGTTAAAGAAGCTTCACGTTCAGCTATGATATTCGACACTGGCAGTAAGTTTATTAAAACACTTACAGATATTTCAATTCCCACAAGAGCAAAAATTTCAGCAGTTGTTTCCAATGACACAATTGAAATTACGGCTGCTGCAGGAGAAGATTTTGCGCTTACCCAAAGCGATATTACAGTGGTTGACGCATCAAACACTCTCATTCCAGTATTAAGTACTTCAACATCTTTAAATAACTCAGTGATTACTATTAACCTAGATCCTGCTGCAAACTCAGATCCAGCTGCAGATGTTTATTTAAATAAAAGAATTATTAATACCGATTCATATACAAAAGCTTCAGTAAGCCCTTATGTAAAAGTAACATATAATAGTAACGTTGCGACATATAGTTTAGGTTTCCCTGATGTTTATAAAATTGAATCCATTGTTTCAGGCACTGTAGATTATACAGATAGTTTTAAATTATATAATAACCAAAATGACCATTTTTACGATATTTCATATATGGAATATATTCCTGGTCGCCCGCGTCCACCGGCTGGTACACTTACTATCAAGCTTTCTTGTTATGAGCTTGGCACTGCTACAGGTAAATATTTCTTTACTATTAACAGCTATCCAATTGATGATACAACCGAGGTATTACCAGCTGGTAAAATCCGCTCATACGATCTTGAAACATATCAGTCTCCAAACGGTAAAATTTATAATTTAAGAAATTGTATTGACTTTAGACCATATGCAGATAAAGACGCAGCGGTTGATTATTCAGATACAACAGCGGGTGCGGCAGGCACCGTTACTACTTTAGTGGGTGATAACCAAATTGATTTTAGTGGTACAGCGTATGTTATCCCAGCACTTAATACTAATGCGACATTAGATGTTGAATCTTATAAGGGAAGAATTGATCTTATCAGTATGGATTCATATGGTCTTCCGTCAATTACTCAAGGTACAGAGGATTTACTTCCTATCGCACCTGTTGTAGGAAAAGACGAATTAGTAATTGCTGAAATTAATATTCCAGGTTATCCGGCGCTAAGCGCTGAAGAGGCTTCTCAATCTGGTAAATTTGATTCTGCTATCAGAATTAAATCAAAGGGTACTTCAAATTATACTATGCGTGACATCGAAAAGATTGAACAACGCATTGAAGGTTTAGAATATTATATTTCACTTAACCAATTAGAGCAACAGTCAGAAAACCTTTTAATCTTAGATGAAAATGGTTTGTCAAGATTTAAAAACGGTTATATCGTAGATCCAATGAACGATGCCGGAATTGCTAATTTAAATGATCCAAATTATAAAGCAGCAATTCATTTTGATAAGAAAATTCTTACACCTGCACTTAAAACATTCCCATTAGATTTAAAATACAAATCTTCTACTGGCGCATCAATTTTCCCAACAACTGGTATTGCTGAAACCGCAACGCTAGGTAGAAACGATAATATTAAACTAATCAGTCAGTCATACGCCACAAACTTTAGAAACTGCGTATCTAACTTCTGGAAATATAATGGTTCTTCTAATATTTCTCCATCGCACGATATGGCGCATGATACTGTTAGAAATCCAACACCGGCAGTAATTGATATTGCTGGTGTGTTCCAAGATTTACAAGAGTTCCTACCAATTACCGGTGTTAACTGGGATGGGCC